TTAACACCCGTAGGCCCTGTCGGGCCATCATTCCCATTAGCACCTTGCGCCCCTGTCGGGCCTTGGATGCCTTGGATGCCCTGAACACCTTGGATACCCTGAATACCCTGCGGGCCTGTCGGCCCTACATTGCCCTGCGTACCTTGTGCGCCCGTAGGCCCTGTAGCCCCCGTTGGGCCTTGTACTGTAGATGGCGCACCCGTAGCACCCGTTGGCCCTGATGCGCCCGTAGCACCTTGCGCCCCCGTTGGGCCTGTTACCGTGCTAGGTGCGCCCGTTGCGCCCGTAGGCCCTGTCGGGCCGCTACCCTGCGGGCCTGTCGGCCCTGTAGCCCCACTAATCGCCCTATCAATTCGTAAATCAATTCGGGGTTGCGGCGTTACTTGTAGGTTTACATTGTTGCCATCTTGAACGGAAACTTTTATGTTGCTCATAGGACAATAACCCCATCGCTACGCACCAAGAACAACAAGAAAATAATGGAATCATCCGCGGGCGTAGTTCCCGATACGGGGAAACTAACCTTAACGCGACCTGAGTAACCCACGGGGTCGGCGGCGTTAATTTCTAATTCGGGGTCATTGCTCATTAGCGACCATGCACTAGCATCAATTACCAATGTGCATGAACCCGCCAAGGCAACAATGTTAGTAATTGTTAACGGAATCGCGGCGGGCGCAGGGTTGTAATCAGCAATATCAAAAGTTAACCCGTTGCGCGTATCAATAATGTTTGATAGTTCACGGCGAACAATTTGTGCATTAAGGGTTGCGCCTGTCAGATTAACGGGCAAGCCTGTAGCGGAATTGGTGAAAGTCAAATTCCAATAGGTTTGTTGATTCCATACCAATTCGCCCGCAAGAATGGGGTTGTCAAAACCGCTTACTTGTGCAAGGGTATTCTTATTAAAAATCGCCATAGCGTTCCCTAAACTTAGTTAGAACATCCGCGAATCCCGCGGTCATGGTGTATTGTCTTTTAGATATTTTAACCGCCCATGTAAATACACGCAATCTGTTTTACTTCGGTTGGGCTAGAAAAAGTTACTGTTTCACGGGCTTTTGCAATGGTGTAACTATAAAACAAATCATCCGCTTGTTTCATACCCTTACCCGCCGTATCACTTGCAACAATAAAGTCACCAATAGCAATGTCGCCGCCCTGCCCGCAAACATTGATTTTCCCTTCACCAATGGCATTTACCCCAATCGGTCGGTATGTATCATAAATATCTGCAAATTCAGGTTTCATTACAAAAACATTCATTGAACCTTGTACGCCTTCGGTGTAATAGCCTAATGATGCGGGTACAAATTCATTGCCGCAAGTGCCACAAAAAACACCTATAACACCCTTTTGGTTTGCGGATGTTGTAACCGCCATTTGCGTAATTGAATCATTGACACTTGGCGCGGCTACCAAGGCAACATCAACCATTAAATCGCCAACTTCAGGAATAGAGTCGCTAAGTAATTGCAAACCATCGTGACCCGCAGTAAATGGAAATGCCGCGCCTGATGTAATGTAATAGGCGTATGAAGTGCCACCCGTGTAATAAGCCAAACGAATATCAGCGGTAACGGCGGTTTGAATAGACCCTGCACCGCCACTCAAAAAAGTGCCGCCTGAAATACCAGTTCCTAAATATGCCGCAGTTCTAAAAGTTGTAAAACCTGAATTTCCATATCCAACTGCGATGATTGCGCCAATATCTGCGCTTGCGGTGTTTCTAGTTCCCGCACCAATTGCAAAACCCGTTGAAGTATTTGCGGCTAATATTCCGTAATAATTTATATTGCTTGAAGTAAAAGCACCGCCGCTTGAATAGCCGCCAATGCCCGTACCCGTACCCAATCCAAATGTAACAAATGTATTGAACGTTCCGCTTGTATTGTTTTGTACTTTGTTAACCGATAGCGTATCTGCCGTAATTGCGCCGCCATCAATAAATGTGGTTGTAGTTCCACCTGAACCAACCGAATTTGCAAGGTTTGTAAAAGTAACCAAGCCATTTAAATTTTGCCAAGTAAATACGGTACTAATGGTTTCTGTATAAGAACCGCCATAAGTAACTTCTTGGAATACAACAAGTACCGCCCAATATTTATTGTTTGCTGATGTTGTAGAAACCGCGCTTGGGTTAAATGTTGTACTCCAACCGCTTGCGCTAATGCTTGCAGTTTGCGTTGAAAAGTTATACGCCACTTGCGCCGTTGTAGGTGCGCTTGGTGCGCTTGATTGCCCTGTGTTGTAGTAGAAATAAACTTGTGCATTGCGCGGGCCTGTATCGCCAATATCTCCCGTAGGGCCTAAACTTCCTGTTGGGCCTGTGCCGCCTGTAGGCCCTGTTGGGCCAACCGCCGCTACGGGCGACCAAACAAACGCCGTGCTTGATGAACTTAAAGTAGATTGCCCAACATCATTACCAACTAAATACGCAAAGTAATATGTGCCAGTATTTAAAGTTAAGTTTGTAAATGTGTAATAAGAATTATTTGTAACGGGTTGGCTATTGCTTGTTGTTGCGGTAGTTAATAATTGCCAATCAGCGGATGTTGGGGTTGCGCTTGTCGTAAAGAAAAGATTGCCAAAAGTTACGCGCCCTGTAACTGGAATAAAAACAGTAACGCTAAAGTTAGGAATGGTTGCGCTTGGGTATCCTGTAACTGTAGGCGCGGCTAATGCTGAAAAATAACTAGGTGTAGCCAAACCCGAATTAGGCACGGGCGTAAATTGCGTTATATCTTGGTCGTCATAAACTTGCGCGTTGTATTCGCTTAATTCTAAACGCGCACCCAAACCACCATCGGGTAAAGATGCTTCGTTAACTTTCATTACGCGAAATAATTTAGAACTCCAACCGTAATCAGAATTAGTAACGCTAACCACATCTCCCGCATCAACTTGGATGCCGTAATAAGTAGTGCTAAAAGAAACAATTAAATCTTCCCGCGCTTGTTCAAGCAAACGATTAGCAAGGTAATGCGTTTGCACCGAATCGTTAACTAAATCATAAGTGATTGAATATTTGTTAACGGGTTCGTTGGGATACAGTAAACCGCTAGGCGTTTCAATGTTGACAAATGCCGCTTGGTCGCGGTTTTCTTTAAACGGGAATCGCGCTTCAACTTGGTTAATTGAACTTGTAATGTCAGTTGCACTAACGCGAATTTCGCCAATAATATTGTTATCAGTAAAAGCATACGATGCTGATTCGGCTTTGTTAATAACTACCGACCATTGACCCAATGCGGCGTTGTATGTCATCCAAGAATCGCAAGATGACATGATGCGGTCAACATTGGAAAGAACCGATTGCCCTGCATCTAATACGCCGTTAATGCGGTAACGCGGTTGCGTAGATGGTGCGCCACTACTATTTGTAAATGTAATGTTTTGGTCGCCATACGCGTTTAATGCGGTTGCGCTTGTGCTATTTACAAACGCCGCATCTACTGCGCCGCCATAAACCGCGTTGGTCATGTAGTCATACCAAACATCGCCCGCTTTGGCTACGCCTGTTCCGTTTAGCGTATGCGCTACTTTAAAAGTAATTGGGTTAAGTTGCGTTGTATCGGCATCGCGGTTGTAAATTAGTTTGACAATAGCAAAACTCAAACCGTTCATTTGCCGCGTTCCTGTCCAACGCTGACCAACGGCAATATCAGAACCGCCCATAACCGTACTAGGTGCTGATGCGCCGTTAGCGGATGTAATTGTGCCACCCGTTGTAGATGTATAAAGATTGATGTAAAGATTGCCGCTAATCTTTGTATCTACATTTCCCGCTTCATCGGTAAGGCTAACAACTTTAGTTAAATCGCTACCATCAAATGTAATTTTTCTATCGCCGTAATACATATCGGCGGTATCAAATGTAAATTGACCATTAGGGCTAATGCTTGAAATAGCCAAAACATAGTACATTGTTTTTTGGTCGGTAGTCAAAACGGCATCAACGAATGTGCCGCCCATGTAAGCGTTGCCGTACACAATAGGAATTGCGTTTACTGCGCTTGGCGGTACTTGTTGCCTAACGCCCATATCTTGCTGAGTTTCGGGGTTATCCGCAAACATACGGGTAACAATAAATGAAACCGCAAAGTTAACCGCAAAGGTAGCCGCGGCAACGCTTATGCTAAAAGTTGTTGCTACATAAGCAATTAGTGTAGAAACCATTTCATTCCCTAACAAAAGTTGCGCCAAGGGCTTTGTAACCCCTGCGCGTGTAATCAATCAACGGGCCATTAGCAGAAATTGAAGTGCAAACAAAATCTACATCGCCCGCTTTTAGCATTTCCTTTGCGCGTTCATCGAACGCCTTCCAAAGCCTACCGCCAACTGTGCCATTGCGATGTTCAGGTTCTACCCACCACAAAAGTTCGTTTAACTCTTTTACTTTTGGCGACCAAATGTTAGAAGTTTTGTAAGCCACAATCGCGCCCCTGAGATGCGAATCGATATAGATGAACCCACGCCCGTGAATAATGCTGAACAATAGTTCTTCAACATAGCGGGGAAAGTGATTATGCGATTCACCAAGTTTTTTAATAGGATTTTCATAGGCGTATGCCTCCACAATTTCTAACAGTCTAGGTATATCGTATCTTGTTGCGGGTCTTATCATATTTAATCAGGGCCTCCACCGCCGCCATCACCACCGCCATCCATTGTTACGGTTGTTTCACTTGCTTGTGTTTGTGTCAATGGGGGCGAACCAAAATCAAAATATTGGTTGGAAATTTCAGCAACCCGATTCATTGATGTATCGCCCGCATAAATAAATTGCCAATTGTTTTGATTGGTTTTTACACCTGACAATCTGTTTTCCAAAATGCGGCGCATCGATGAACAAGAAATAGAACAAGTCGCAATGCGTGTACGCGCTTCAGAATTAAAATCTTCGGTAATTGAAACGCTATTGATGATGCCCTGATAGCGTTTAAAGAATTGGGTTGTAGGCGTAGTAATGATTTGGTTGTTACTGTCAAAGAAACCGCGCCATACTTCTACCAACGAACCTTTAATTTCATTTCCTAAGATGATGCCCACATTGGTTGGGTCAATGCCCGTCAATGCAATGGTCATGTCATCGGATGTTGCTTTAATGTCGCGCTGAACATCACCGACACTAAGCAATGCACCAAGGTTAGCAAAGGTAATACCGCCAACCGTGATAGGTGCGGCGGCGTTGCAGAATGTATAAACCGTAGCCGCATTGCCAACGGTAAGTTTTACAAATTCCGCATGGTTGATTTGTGAACCAGTTACGGCGTTAATTGTTGTCATGTTATGTACTCACGGAAAACAAACGGCGCATCCCATTGCACAAACGCGCCATCTGTCATTGGATTAAGTGTATAGGTTGGGCATGATTCTGCAACCACCGTAAAAGTGCAAGCATTTCCAATGCTAACCGTTGTGCCTGATGCGGGCAAACCAATTAACGGGCGATTGATGCCTACTGATGAACCCGCGCTATCGGCGGTTATCTTGTAGGTGTAACCGTTAATCATAATAAAATCACCCGCTTTAAATGTGCCGTTAGAAGTTAAAGCAAGTGTTTGCGTATTAGCCGCGGGCGCACCGTTTAAGGTTGCCGCGGTAGCCGTGCCACGCATTTCAGTAAACCAAGAAAGATTGGTGCTATTGAAAGTAATGGTTTCGGGTAATTGTCTATCTTTGTTGTCAATGCTTTGGATAATATCCCGAACTTGCGGATAGTAAAGGTACGCATGGGGTTGAATTGTAAACACCCAAGGCACGGCGGTTAGGTATTGCGCCACGGTGATATAACCCGAACGGGCTACTTGTTGTCCAACCATACGGCGGTTGTTTATTGTCATGGATTGTTGTATTTCAAAGATGGTTTGGAAACTCATGCCCGACCCCTATTTACCGCCAACGATTTATTGGCATACTGATTTGCCGCCCAAATCGCGTTAGAACTACCGTATAGGCGTTCTTCAAACGATTTGGTATCAATGGCGTTAATGTAGTTGTTTGTAACCATCGTAGTGCCGCCCGCGCCCGCTAAAGCATGGTTTGGGATTACTGTACCTGATGAACGGGGTACAAACAGTTCAGGCCCGCGTTCGCCAACAACATAAGGCGTATTGGCATTAGCAGAACCGCCATCGGCTAAGAAACCGCCAAGGTCAGCATTGCCAAACGCGTTGCCAGTACCAAAACCGCCGCTTGCATACATACCAAACAATGATTTAAACAAACCCGTTGCTGATGCCCGCAATTGAATGGCAATTAAATCTTGAATGATGCTACGCGCCAAACTCTTAAACGATAACTTGCCCGTGCGAACAAAGTTATCTAACGCGCTTTCCATGTTGCCCATTACGGATTGAAAAGCCTTTGCACCGTTTTCTAAATCGGTAGGCATATCGCGGAAAAACTTTGCGCCTTCTTTTAAGAAACCCTGTTCGCCCGTGCCTTCGCGTTGTGCTTTAACCGCTTGGTTTTGTGCGCGTAGATAGCGTTCGGTCGCATTGGCTAATGCGTTTTCT